AATTAGAAGCTAAAGTAACTCCTAAGCTAAAATTATCAGTAATATAATCTCTTATAACTCTTGATAAATCAAATACAGCATATCCATCTGTATTAGTTGGATTCTGCAATGTAGCTACAGTTACAGGATTACTGCTATTTGTGCTATCTACTACTACAAAATTTATCTTAAAATTAAAGTTACCAGAATTATCTGAACTCAGCACAAATACATACGGATTGTAAACTGGCTGGAATGACTGAGGTTGCTGGTTAGCTGTTATTGCCATTATTTAAAAGTTGTTAAATTAATCTGTAATCCCTCGCCTGTTATGGCTATTAAATCTTCTTCTATTGCTTTGTATAAATCAGAATTAATTACATCAGTATAGAAATATGTAGGCTCAATACCGTTCCAATAAATACCCCATCTAATCTTATCTACCATTCTGCTTTTCTTTAATTTATCCGCTACTCGGCTGGTCTGTCTAACTCTCATTCCTAATTTAGCAGAACTAAATCCTGACTGAAATCTAATCCATTTACTTATTGGCTCAAATGGTGGTACTTTAGGGCCTTTAGGTGGAAAGTTAATAACCCTATTACGGTCAATACCTCCCTTGCTTTTCTTACCTATTCGCCCATCATTAACATATTTATAATAATCTTCAAGTAATAATTCTAACGTAGGTTTACCTCCCTCCTCAGATGCAATGGCTTCCATTGTATCTATTAAAACACCTCCGGCCCTTTTCTTTTTGCGTTCTAAATTATCACGAAGCCTTTTAATAATTTCATCGCCATAGTCATCTAAAAGCAAAGTAATAGCTGATAAGGTTGCTTTGTTTAGCAAGTCATCTTTACTAAAATCATTACCAAACTGCCTAATTATTTTTGCAACATCGCCTTTTGCAACTGCCATTTTCTTTTATCTTTTAAATATGATAACCAGTTAAGAAATTCAACTACATTCAAATTTATAATATCATTAATCCTAAGCACATCCTCTTTTGACAATTCATCTAAAGTACAGTACCATCCCCAATGGTCATAGAATCCCTTATCATTGTCAATAATTCCCTCTGTTGGCTCTGTATCTTTTTGCTCAAATAATCCTGTATATCTGGCAACGAATTGTTTAAAACAGTCAAAAAAAAACCAGCAATCGGAAATACTACATCCATTGTTAATTTACTTCTAAAGACTTCAGCACGTTCTAATATATTGCCATCGTATTTACTTCCTTTAGGTAAGCAAATAACCGCCAATATCTTATGTAAATTATCATTAATTAATTCAGGATCCTTTGTTAATTCGGATAAATCAATAAATTGACCAGCTGTTTTAGTTTCCATTTTCCAATGAACTTCATACTCCACACCATCCAAATTAAATACAGTCTGCATTTCACCCTCATAAACATCCTCCAAAAAATCTATCTTTTTTGCTAAATACTTAAATTTCTCTAATGGATAGTTCATTATCTCATTTTTTGAGATATTAAATAAATAGCTTACAAGTTCAATCTCTTTGTTAAAATCAGGTAAATCAGTTTTAGCAATAGCAAGTATTTGCTGATACTGTTCAATGGTTGTTTCTTTCCAGGTCATATCTGTAAGTATAAACATAAACAGATATGTGTTTAAGTAAAAAACCCTCTATTGCGCGAATAGAGGGCCTACATTAACCACAAAACACCTTACACTATGAATACAAGGCTACTTCAAAGATAATAAATTTATCTCACGTTCTAAATAGTACATCGCTTTTTCTAAATCTTTTAACTCAAGTTCGCCCTCTTTTTTACCAGCACGACTAACATATTTAATTATATTACCCCTATTAAAATTCAACTGCTGGGCTTCAATTAAATCTATTGGTTGTACTTTTGCTTTATAATGATCGTTATACATAAGGCTTATAATAATTATTTAATCTGTTCATATTTTCAATTTCTTCACCATAAATAACCGCATTCTTTTTAAGGCTTTCATCTTTCATCCTCCTATATTCGCCATTGTCATCTTGGCCATAAGGACTTCCGGTATGGTGTGCAGTTCCAATATCTAAATATCCGCAAATAACTCCTGACTTATGGCATCTGTAAGTATATTCGCTATCCTCTAAACCATACGGATTATAAGCAGTATTAAAATATCCTACATAATCTAATAACGATATATTAAAAAAAGTACATCCGAATATAGTATCGGAGGGGATATATTGTTTATTGTTTACTGTTATCTTTTGACTTGGTAAAGCTTCAACTGAATGAATAGCTAAATACTGATGCTCTTTATCTATTGCTACATAAGTTTTGTAAAATTCCTTTAACCAGTTTTGTGGTAAATCAATATCATTACCTATGTTACAAATGAAATCATAATCCATGTGTTTGGCCATATTCCATAGAAAATTAAATCCAGATGCTACACCTATATTTTCTTTTTTCTTTACATAATAAGTAACATTAGGCTCAATTAGATTAAATACTCCATCTGTGCTACCCTGATCCAAAGCAAAGAAATCAAAGTCAATACCGGCCTTTGCCTTTGCATTTTCAATAGTTGCTTTAGTTAAGTTTTCCCTGTTTAGTGTTATAAAACATACCGCTATTTTCGGCTGACTTGTATTGCTCATTTATTACTTGTATATCCCAATTTAACAATGTATTTAACTTATAATGATTAGTACCTATCTCATGCGCTGGACTTCCAACTGCTTTAGCAAATGGCTCAATTATGCTTTTCTTAGTTACTACTGATCCCATTCCCACCATGCTACCTCCACCAATTAAACTGAATTGATGTAAGCTGCAATTAATACCAATGTTTGTATAATTGCCTATCTTACAATGACCAGCCATAACGGTGTGCGCTGATATAATACTATTTGCACCTATGTGGCCATCGTGGCCTATGTGTACCGCTTTCATAATAAAGCAGTTTTCTTCAATTATTGTAGGTAGATAAATTCCTGAATCAATAGTTACGTGGCCAGTTATTATTGTGCCTTTCTTTATAATAACTCCCATATTTACACTATTATAAAATTTAGTATGCTCAGGTGGTGCGCCTATAATACAATAAGGGCCTATCTCAACGTCATCATCTATCTGAACATTGGGATATATTAATGCTGTTGGATGTATTTTGTTCATAAGCTATTAAATAATTCTTCTCTAATTTTATTAACTAACTTAATATGATACTTGTCTTTTACAGTTTCATAAAGTGCTTCTCCTAAATCTGCCTCATAGAATTTACTTTCGCTTATTTTCTTCATAGCCTTAAACCAGCCATTGCCCTGTGCTTCATCAACTTTTAAACAGTTAGAATCATTAATGACTAATGAATATGGATGTATATTGCTTACAATTACTGCTTTCTTTTTAAATCCAGCTTCCAGCATTTTGAGTTCACTTTTGCACCTGTTAAATTCATTCTTCTTTAATGGTATAAGTACCGTTGTAAAGAAGTCATAAAGCCTACCATAATTGTAAACATCCTGACCATCTATCCTTACATATCTATCATATTTGCCGCCTGTAAATATATTCTCGAACTGATCCCAAATAGCACTCGGATTATAACCGCCTAATGCTAAACCATAATTATTATCTCGCGCTAACCTAAGGCTATTGGTTAATAATTCTAAATCGCACCAATGGTTTACACCTCCACACCAGCCAAATATCGTGTGCTCATTTAATACATTGCTTTCAGTTTTCCATTGTGGTTGTTCCGGATCAATAGCATTAGGTGCAATAACGATATTCTTATTAAATTTCTTTAGCTTATTAGCTAAATAGCTGTGAGTAGTTATAATTGCATCTGCATTTTTAGCCAATCTAATTAGTTTACCTGGTATATCATAATACCTATAACTGCCATAAAGTAAATGATCTTGAGGTAAATTCCATAAGTCATCAAAATCAATAACGTATTTAATCCCTAATGACTTCAATCTATTTATCTGTTCATCTGAATCTACTATGCCATTTAAACGGTTAAACCATACAATCTCATATTCTCGTAAAGCAATATCTGACATTGCATCTAATTGATTAACCTGTGCTAAATCAAAACCAGTTAAGTGGTGGAGTGGTATCTCAATCCGGTGATAAGTACATCCATCTACTTGGGATGGAATAATAGCGAGTATTTTTTTCATTTTTCGTAGTTTATAATATTAAGTAATCTCCTTTATTTTGTGTTAAGCTATTTAAACAAGCATATCGTAAACTATCAATAGCATGGTTGTTGAAGTCAATCGGTTTAGGAAGTATATTTCCATCCTTATCTTGCTGCCATTGATAGGCCCTTAACTCCTTAATTAAATTCAAACTGCTTTTAGTTACATTTAATTTATGCTGCCTTATTAAATCAATTCCAGCCCTAATACTGTCTGGCCCTTTTCTCGCACCCTCAACTGCCTTATATCCGTTTCTGTAAATATCTTCAATGCTCTTAGGCTCGGCACTATCTGCTATAATCTTATCATAATCATTTATGCCAATGGCCCTAAATCGCTGAGTTAAATCTGAATTAGTTAATCCTGTTTGATAAATCAATTCATCTACAAATAATTCACCATTCATTTTATAAACAGCTACCAATGCAGCCGGATCAGAACTAAATCCAAAGTCTAAACCATAGGCAATAAATTCAGCATCGTTTGGTATCCTATCAACTTGATTAAATTCAAAGATAGTATTTTGTAAGCTACCTAATAAACCTAATCCGTAAACTTTCCACCAGTTGGCCCAATAGCTTGATGTTTCTGCTTTATCCTTTGCCTTTTCAATTTCCCTAACAATGGCAGGATCCAATGCTTCATTGTCTTTATAAGTAAGTATAATGAAATCAGAATCATTATCGTTTAATAAATGCTCATGCACCCAAAACTCATGCGAGGGATTATAATCTAAATAAATAAAATTCTTAGTCCGTATCGCTAACTGTTGATATGCTTCAAATCCTATATTGTTGCACTCATTAATAAATAAAACATCCCTCCTGGCACCTCTTAATTTATCCGGTTGATCAGCACTAAAAAACTCAATAAATGAATTATTACTAAACTTATATTTTAAACTGGATTTATTCCAGCGGTCATCTTTATAATTATTAGTCCACATCATTATTTTTAAGAAGTCTTTAATTGCACCTCTTTTTAAATGTGGTATGCTTTCACTAACCACGCTTATTTCAGTCATTGGTTTTTGAATAGCGTAGGTAATTAATAATGGTAATATGCTAAATGTTTTACTTGAGGATGTACCTCCTTGAACTATCCTAATCCGTTTTTTTAAACTGGCAATTTTAGCTTGTGCTGTCGTTTTTTGAAACATCTAAATCTATTCCTTTAAAGATAGCAACTTCACCCTCTATTTTCGTTTCTTGCTTTTCTACTAAATTATTTAATCGCTGTGTTATGCTTGGATTATAGATACCAGCCATACCTCCACATATCTGATCCATCCTAATAACTTTACGAATGTGTGAACAGATAGGTAAAAAATCTGCATATTTATTATTTAGATTAGAAAAATAATGCCCTAAATCATTTATAATATTATTGTCAAAAAGGTAACATTCAAAACCCTCTAAAGTTAATGGTTTTTCTTTTTCTCTATAAACACTTATACCATCTTTGCCTACAAAATCATGTACTTTTATAGGATTATTTTTAACATAATCTTTATAACTCAAAAAATATTCCCAAAGTTTTTCAGGACTTTCTATTGCTCTTGGTCTGCCTCGTTCCATTTTCTTTTGGTTTTAATTCTTTTATTGCATCCACATAGTAATAATGGTAAAGTCTAATAAACATTTCCCTCACACAGCTTGGGCAATGCAGTTGTACGTTACCTTTATACAAGTAAGTATAAATCTCGGATAAACTGACCACTACATTATAATTACCTGATGGCAAATAATTGTGGTCAATAATTAAATCGGCCAAAGGTTTGGCTGCAATTAGTTTATCTAATATAGTTTTATCATCCATCGGTCAATAAATTGAGTAATTAATGAAGTAAATCCAGCAAGTGGTAAACACAATATAGTCTGTTCAACAATAATAAACCATAGTAAACCTAACCAGAAGCCCATACAGATAGTGCAGTTAAATGGTTTAACATCTACTTCTTTACCTATTGTTATAACAAATATCCAACTCAAGCTGGATATAAGTAGGGAGTGTAGAATTAAGTCTATTGTGGACATATTGTTTAGTTGCTTTAATTGAGTTGTATATTGATCTCGCTGGTATTTTAGTTTTTTTAGCTAATTGTCTAATAGATTTATACTGCAAATGAAGTTCAAATAAATTCTGCTCATACCATCCCCTTTCTGCAATTATTTCTTTACAGGTTTGATACTCAATATCA